GGGTCTCGTGGGCTCGGAGATGTGTATAAGAGACAGCTGTGGTCCCTGTTCGCCGCGTAGGCTGCCGATTTTTCCGAATGCCATGGTTAGTTCCTTTCTTGGTTGTTGGTGTAGAGGTCCATGGTGTCCAAGTCGAGGTAGATGTCACCCGGCTTGCCGTCGATGGTCGGGGAGCCGTGCCCGGTGAGGAACCGGGGCATGCTGTCGATCATGGTTTTGATGTCGCCGGTGACGGCCTGCCATGCGGCGAGGTTGCGTCCCGGTTTGAACGTGCGCGGGTCCACGTCCGTAAGTTCCGCGTATTCCAGCGTGCCGGCCGTGTCGGGCACGGTGAACCAGCGAATAGACCCGTAGGGCACTTGCTCGTCGGTTTTCCAACACCAGTCGGGACCGGTGGGCTGGATGTCCACGGTGGCTTCGCCTTCTTCGTCCAGCACTACGGTGAACGTGTCGGGCAACACCACACTTGCGTCGTCGGTATGACGGGCGGATGGTTGGAACACGACCATGCCGACGCCGGCACGGGTGCCGCCGTTGGTCGGGGCGCGTAATCGTATGTGCACCATCGTCATGATTGGGCTACTTTCCGGCCATGCGCAGCGGATTGTATGCCACGCCGAAACCACCAGCGATAAGACCGCCCACGGTGGTGATGTAATCGCCCACGGTCGGGTCACCGAACTGGGTGAAACCGAAACCGACCGCTACGGCGATGAGACCGGCCACATACGCGATGGTGCGCACGGTGTTGTTGAACACGGGTGTGTAGCCCTTCTCCGCGTCCGTGCTGCCGGTGGCCTTGTGGTCGGCCACTCCCGGAGTATTCACGGGGTCGCTCATTTGCCCGTCCCCTTGTCCTTGGTGGTGATCTGGATGTCGAGCGTGGCCAACTTGCTTTCCACGGCCTTGCGCACGGTGTCGGCGATGGTGTTCGGGTCCGCGCCGATGCTCTTGGCCATGGCCTCCAACGCGGCAGTCTGAGCCTTCTCGTACGCGGTCGTCTTGGCCTGCACGAATTGGCTGATTTGATCGGCGCGCGCCGCCCACGGGGCTTTATTGCTGCTGTGAATCTCTTTCACGCCGGCGTTCTTCAACACCACGACCTGGTCCGGGTGTGATAGGCCGACGCGGCCGGTTTCGGGGCTCCAGTAGTAGCCCACGCCGCTGTCGTCGTCCCAGATAACCAGTGCTGTGCTCATTTCTGTTTCTCCTTGACTAGATGGATTGGTTAACAATTGATTGGCGCGGTCGATGACCCGTTGGACGGGCAGACCGTTCGGTGCTCGGTCGGGGCATCCGTAATGGTCCGTGCCGGGTATCTCGCGGTGCAGCCACACGTTGCCGTTCAACCCGTCGTGCCAGAGCTTGCCGAGCCCGTAACGGCGGCTAATGTCCGCGCACAACTGTGCGGACGCTTCCACGCATGCGTCGGTCATGGGCACGCCTTGCATGCCGCCTTCATGCTCGATGCTGATGGTGCTGTTGTTGCTCGAAAAATTCGCGTCGGAATATGAGCCGTTGGCCTCGCTCACGTACTGGTGAATCTCACCCGTGCCGCCGATGCCGTAATGGGCCGAAGCCTGCGAACTCGGCCGCTGGAAAACGGCGTCTGTGCCGGCGAGACGGCCGACCATGATGTGCAGGGTGATGTGAGTCACCCGATGCCCGTTGCGCCCGTTGTAATGGTTCGGGCTGGGCACTTGTTTGATGTTCAATGCCATTGTTGTGTCCTTTTAGTTGTCGTGTTTGAACAAGCCTTCGGGCGGGTTCGGCGGGGGTGGTGGCGCGCCCCTGTATATGTGGTCGATGAGCGCGCGGTTATGCTCCCACAACAGATTCATGTCGGCCATGGTGTCCTTGAGTTCTGTTTGCGCTTCGTGGAGCATGTCGGCGCTGTTTTCCTCGTGGGTGGCTTTGTTGTTGAGCCACGCCACAACGGCCTGCACGGCCGCACCGAACGCGACGCCGCACGCGCCGGCTATCGCGGTGATGAAATCCACCATGTTTCCTTTCAAATGAGACGGGATAACGCAGGGTTACGAGTCCGGCACCGTCACCCTCCAGACAACACAGTTGGGTGCGGCCTCGGTCAGGTTCGCCAAGCACAAGACCAAACCCAAGGCCGTGCTCGTAACCCGCGTCAGAAATTCCCAAGACGGCGACGACAGAGCCAGAATCTTCAACCCGATAGTGTGGGATATCACCGCCACCGAGTTCCAAGTGCGTTTCTGGCGTCTGGACACGCACAAATGGGCCGAGTCCTGGCCGCTCACGTTCTCTTACCTAGCCATCTGGTGACCTACTTCCAGAGGGCGAGCCAGTAGAACTTCGTCGGCTGATTGCCGGCCCAGGCGTTGCTATCGTTCCTGCGGAACCTGACCTGAGCGCCATTATTGGTCAGCTCGTACACCATTGGGCTCAGGAATCGGTCGAGAGCATCGGACGACGTTCTCGCCAGCATCACCAGCATTACCTGAGGAGACTTGGAGTGTCGGACCCAATTGACGGTGGCCACACCGTTTTGATCGGTGCTGGCGGCGGCCACGCCGAACTCATAACCCTGCGTCAGTTGGTTCCGCAGACTGTCAAGCATGGCGCCGGTCGCGTAAGGGAGCCACGCGGTGCCGTTGTAGTAGTACGGGCCGTTGTTCGCGGTCGTCGTGTCGGCGGTCACGTAGCCGGTCTGGCCTGTCACGCCGGTTTGCGCCGCCAATGCCTCGAGCGTGGTAGCGATGACGGGTTTCACGCCGGCGGGCGTGTTTCGTGAATCAACCTCGGTCAATGCGGTTTCGATGCCCTCGGCCATGGTCTTGAACTGTGCTGGCGCGCTTGACACGAGGTCGTCGGCCTCGATGTAGGGCAGGCCGTAGATCGGTGTGGTTTTCATGGTTCCTCCGTGATGGTGGTTGGTTGCTGGTAGCGGGTGACGAGAGAGAGTTCGGCGAGGGTGAGCGCGCACTGCCTCCATATGGCTGGCCATGCTCCCATGCTCGCCCAGGTAATCGCGGTCTCGGCGGCTACGGGTAGTGGCCAGAGCGTGACCTCGTTGCGGAGCCGGGGCCGGCCGTTCGACCATTGGTAGGTGAGGGTGCCGCCGGTGCTGGCCCATGCGCCGCCGGATGCTGGTTTGGCGTCGGCGCCGGCGAGCCGTGAGGCGATGGAACCCTGGATGACGAGCGGCCCGCTGCTGGCGGTGAGGTAGAGGCGGGCGTGCGTGGCGGGGTCGAGTTTCCGGCTGTCGAACACGATGGTGTCCGGGCGCAGTCGCCGGTCCATCGAGACGAGCAGTTGCGCGAACGCCTCCCGTTCGTCGTCCGATGGCGTCCACACGGTGCCGCCGGCTCTGCCCCATACGCCGTCGGAGTTGTCGGCGGAGACCACGTCCGATTCCGCGCTGATGCTGGATTGCGTGATGGTCAGGTTGGCCGGCAGTTTGCCGAGGCCGGTGAAGTCGGTGTCGTGGTCGTCGAATTCCAGGGCGCCGTCCTTGGATTTCGCGGTGTTGCCCTGGATGGTGATTTGGGTGACGGGTTCGGGGATGATGATGGTCTGGTCGTCGTCGGTGATGATGTCGGCGGCGTCGAGGCCGTCCAGCGTCTCCCCCGTCCAATCGGTCACGGTGAGCCTCGCCGTGTCGTCGATGCCGATGCTTGCGGGCGCGCCGAACGGCATGTAGTCGAGTCGGCTCGCGTCATGGTCGGGGTATTCATACCATATCGGCCACATTCGGGAGTGCGCGTAGAGGCGGTGGAGCAAAGTGAGCTGCGATGGGTAGTCGTCGGTCCGGTAGGGTGCCACGGATGCGGTGGCGTCGAGGCCGTTGGCGTTGGCCTGTGGCGCGAACGCTTCCCTGGCTCGTCGGTTGAGCTCCGTCAATCGTTCGGCCATGGTGCCGACCCAATGCAGGCCCGTGTAGCGTGCATCGGATGATACGGGCCCTTGTTTCTGCAGTCTTTTCCACAGGATCATGCGGCTGGAGGCGCTGAGCTCCAACAGCCAGCCGTCGCCGCGGGGCCGGGCTTCGCCGCCGTTCTGCACCAGTCCATCGAACAGCGTCGTCGCCGCGCTTGACTTGCCGGACGGGTTGCCGGGCGTGTATGCCTGGTGCATCGCGTCCAAACGCATGCGCTGCGCCGACCATGCGCCCATGTCGTCGCGGAGCATGCCCCATGTGGGTTGCGCCGAGATCTGCACGAGCACGCGCGCGCCGGCCAGGGTGAGGGCGCGGCCGGTGAGCCAGCCGGTCGAGTCGCGTAGCCGGAACGTCATCACGGACGGGTCGGGCTGCTGGTCGATGCCGTCGGTGCCCCACTGGATGCTGAAGCCGTCCAACGCGGCCACGTCGTTGTCGTGGTCGTTGACGGCAACCCAGCCGTCGCCCCAGTCGAGGAACATGAAACACTGCTGCGCCACTAGTTGCCTCGCTTCCGGTCGTAGTCGCGGAGAATCTTCCTGATTTCGCGTGCCACGCCCTCGCGGTCCACGGGCGCGTTGAACGTGACGTTGAAAACGGTGGTCGTACTGGCCGCCTGACTGCCGGCGGTGGTGCCGCCGTTGAACACGACGTTGGATAGGCGGCCGTTGATGCTGCCGATGGTGCGGCGCACGTCGGTGTCGAAGCCGGTGCGCAGGCCTCGTGCGAAGCCCTTCATGATGAGCCGGCCGTTGTTGACGAGCATGATGGCGTCGTAGGCGGGCGGCCCCTTGTGTTCCTTGATCCAGTCGCCGATGCCGCCTATCCAGCCGGTCACGTTGTTCCACATGCTTTTCAGGCCGTCGAGGAAGCCGCTGATGATGCTGGAGCCTGCGTCGTACAGCAGTCTGCCCACGTTGCCGATGGCGGACAGGATGCGGCCGGGCAGTCCGCTGAACCAGCTGACCACGTTGTTCCACGTGTTCTGCGCGAACTGGGCGGCGCTGGAGAAGAACGCGCCTATCTTGCCGGGCAATGATTGGAAGAATCCGATGATGTTGCTCGCGCACGAGCCGACGAAGCTGGTGAATTTGCTCCAGATATTCCGGCCGGCCTCGGTCTGGGTGAAGAAATAGATTAAACCGGCCACCAATGCGGCGATGAGAGTGATGATGAGCACGATGGGATTGGCGTTCATCGCCACGTTGAGTGCCCACTGGGCCACGGATGCGGCGGTGCTGGCCACACTGAAGCCCTGCAATGCGGTGACCACGGCGCTGATGACGCTGGCCGCCTTGAACACGGCGAAGCCGGTGCCGATGCCGACCAGGGCGGCGCTGATGGGTTCGGCGTTCGCGCTCACCCAGTCGCTGAACGCGGTGAGTTTGTCGGCCACGTCGCCCACGATGCCGGCGGCGCCGTTGAAGGCGTCGCCCAACGCGGTGCCCGCTCCGGCCGCGCCGCCCATCGAGTCGAGCAGGGGCGTGAACTGGCCGATGAGGTCGCCGGCGGCTCCGGCGAGGCTTTTGCATGACTCCCAGACGGCGGCGAAGATATCGCTGGCGGCCTGTGCGGGGCCGGTGTTCTGGAACGCGGTGAGGAAATCGGAGACCTTCTGTTTCGCGGTGTCGAACGTGCTGGCGGCGGTATCCCGGATGGTGAGCAGGAAGTCCACGACGGGGCTGTCCTCCTCTACGTTGAACGCGTCGCGCAGTTCCGCGCTGAAGTCGCCGTCGCGCACGAGTTTGATGACGCCTTGCAGGCCGGTGGTCGCCTTGCCGCTGAACGCGCTGATTTTGTCGGCGGCGACGCTCATGGCGGAGGTGACCGTCGGTTTGAACAGGTTGAACGCATCGGTCAGGCCGCCGACCACGGCGGCCTCGAGGTTGCCCATGGCTCCCTCCATGGTGGAGGTGCTGGTCGCGGCCTCTTTGGCGACGTCGCTCATGCCGAGGTCCATGATCGCGGCGGAGAACTCGTCCGCCGTGATCTCGCCCTTCTCCATGGCGTCCCTGAAATTGCCGGTGTACGCGCCGGCCTTGAGCATGGATTCCTGGAGCCGGCCGGCCGCGCCGGGGATGGCGTCGGTCAGCTGGTTCCAGTTCTCCGTCGTGAGCTTGCCGGCTCCGGCGGTCTGGGTCATGACCATGGCCACGCTTTTGAACGTGTCGGCGTTGCCGCCTGCCACGGCGTTCAGGTTGCCTGCCGCCTCGGTCAGGCCCACGTAGTCCTTGACGCCGTTGGCGGCGAGCTGGGCGGTGGTGTTCTGCACGGTCGTGAGGTCGTAGACCGTGCGGTCCGCGTAATCTCGGGTGGCCTTGGTGGCCTGGTCTATGGCGGTGGTGTCCAGTCCGGCGAAGCCCATGGTCTGCTTGAACTTGTCGGTGCTGTCGCTCATGTCCACGACGGCGGCGCTGAAGCCCTTGAGCTTGTCCCACAGGGCGGTCACGCCCTTGACGGCCATGCCGCCCATGAAGCTGCCGAAGGCGGCGGCTTTGCCGGTGACCTTGCTGAACGCCTTCACGGCGTCGTCGCTGTTGCCGGTGATTCTCACCGACATGATCGCGCTACGCGCCATGTTCCGCCTCCTCCATGCGTTCCATCTCCTGTTCGAGCAGTCCTATCGCGGTGCCCCAGTCCAGTTCGCTGGCCTCGTTGCGCCATGCCCACGGCGTGCCGCCGAAGTGGTGGGCGAGGATGACGCTGAGCTTGCCGAGCGAGTCGTCGGGCCACTCGCCTATTCGGTAGGGTTTTCCGGGGTCTCCACGTCGATGTCGTCCACGTCGTCGAGCCACTGGTCGTATGGTTTGGACGTGTTGCCGGCGAACCTCATCGCGAGGTACGCCATGTAGTAGGACTGGCGGATTCGGCTGCCGTCGCCGGCGGCCCACCCCTCCTTCTGCGCGTGTTCCTCGCATGAGGTGATGACGCGCGGGGTGAGCGGGGCCTCGCTGGTGTGGCCGTCGGTGTAGGTGACTTTCGCGATGTTGCGCATGGGTTATGCTCCCTTGATCTGTTCCAATGTCTTGTCGACGTACTGCTTGTAGAGGCGCGTCCACTGTGGTTCGGTGGAGGCGACACCACTGTTGACGAACTGGCGTCCGACGATGCGGCGTCGGGGCCAGCCGTAGTTGATGACTCCTGCGTAGGGCACCGATTTGCGGCCGGCGCGGATGATGCCGGCCTTCTGGGTCGCGCCGATTCGCACGCTGCCGGCCAGTCGGCCGGTCCTGCCGCGCGGGGCGAGTGCCTTGACCGCCGGCAGTGCGATGCCCGCCGCCTGCCGGTTGACCTCCTTGAGCTGTTTGAGGTCGGCGCCGGCCTTGCGCATCGTGGCCACGAACCGTTTCTGGCCGACCACGTACAACGCCTTGTCGGCCATCACGCGCTGGCCGTGGCCGTGTAGGCGCTGGCCTTCACGTTGGTGGCCGAGAACTCGAAGTCCTTCTTGTTGCGGGTCTTCACGTCGCCGCCGAACGCGATGGGCGCGATGGTCACGGTCATGTCCAGTTGGAGGGAGCCCTTGTCGTTCGGTATGAACTTGGCGGTCTTCCGCTCTCCGGCGTGGTTCAGACACCACACCTGCGCGCCCTCCATGCTGTAGTCCTCGCCGATGCTGCCCGACAGCTTCCAGGTGGAGGTGAGCTCCCCGCCTTCCTCGTGCCCATCAAGGTAGGTGTCGGGGTCCTCGCTGGAATTGTCGGGGGCGAGCTCCACGCTCGTGCAGTCCATGTCGAGCCTGCGCTGGTCGTCGGCGGCACCGATGACCAGGCTTCCCGGTCCCAGGGTGCGAATCTTGTCTGCCATGGTTGTTTCCTTTCGTGTTAGATGGCGTTCAAAGTGACTTCGTATGCGGCGAGCGTGCCCGCGTCGGCGAGGTTGAAGCCTGAGGCGGTGGCGCTGCGCAGGGGCAGGTTCTCCTGGTGCATGAGTTCGAGCACCTGCATGATGAGGGGGATGGCCTTCTGCTGGGTGGTGGGGGTGCCGGCCGTGACCATGAGCTTGATGGTGATTTCCGGCGGGTAGGGGTGCCATCCCTCCCATGTGAAATCAGGTGGTTCTATCCAGATGCTGGCCTTGCCCGGTGAGGGTTTGACCAGCGTGGGATCGTCAGTCACCTGTGTGACGATGCCGCCGAGCCCCGTGAGCTTTTCGGTCAGTTCGGCGACCGTGTTGTCGTAGTCGCTCATGACACCCCCATGCCGGCGGGTATGCCGGCGGCGCGCAGTTTCGGCCATGCGCTGCGCATCGGGTCGGTGCTGATTCTGAACGGTTCCACGCCGTCCACGGTCAGGCCGACGATGCCGTTGCGCGCGTCCTTCGCCTGCCATAGATCGAGGGAGATGCCAAGCACCACGTCATCGAGCAGTGGTCGGGCCAGTGTGTAGCCGGCGATGTGTGGGGCGAGGTATGCGCGCGCGGTCTTCAGCATGTCCGATAGCGTGGGCCTGTCGTCATCGTCCATGGTCCCGGCGAGATAGGCCAGTCTGCTGGTGAGCGGGTCCTGTTCGGTGTCGCTCATGGTCAGGCGGCGGCGAACTTGACGGGCAGGATGCCCTGCTTGAACGTGGTGCCGAACGCGGCGTAGCCGTAGACGCTGAACTGGCGGGTCAGGTTGATGATGTTGTCGGCCTGGAGCTGGAACGGGGAGCCGTTGGACTCCCACATGGTCACGGCGCTCTTGTCCATGAACACCACGGTGCCGTTCGGCGCGCCATCGAGCATACGCACGTCCTGGCGGAGCAGTCGGCCGCTGATTGATGCCGGGTCGAGCGAGCCGAGCGTGTCCGAGCCTTGGCCGGAGACGTCCAGGAAACGGTTGCCCTCGTCGGTCAGGTGCGCGATGGCCTTGAACACGTCCGGGCTCACGCCGATGTAGTCCAGGGTTGCGTTCACGTCGTCGAACTTGGCCGATGCGTCGATGATGAGATCGATCCAGTCGTTGGGCTTCAGAGCATCGGCGGTCTTTCCCACGGCCAGTTTGTCCGTGTCGCCAATGGCTTCGATGGAACCGTAGAGCGCGGTTCGGGCCGCGTTCTCGGTGGCGCGGGCGTAGGCCGCGGTCAGGCAACGCATCTCGAAGCTCACGTCCCCCACGGGCATGCGTTCGATGCGCTGGCGGCTCAGGTCGCCGTAGCCGCCGTATGTGTCGATGACGGCGGATTCGTCGCCGAACGTGACCTTGCCGAAGGGCAGCGAGTCGCCTTCCTTCGCCTGCTTGGCGACGGTGTGCGTGTCGGATTTGAGCACGAGATAGCTCATGCTCATTCCCTCCGCCGGCAGGGGCTGATGGGTGAGCAGCGTGGCGATCTTGCGTTTCTGCTCCAGAATGCGGATGCGGTCGGCGATCCAGGTGGGTTGCGGGTCGGCGTCCGCCACTACGGAACCGGTGTAGTCACGGGACAACAGCGCATTGTAGGCTTCCCGAGCCGCTTCGGCCTTGCCGGTGTCGTCGGACACCAGCGCCTTGAGCAGTTCGCCCTGGCTGTGGTATTCGCCCAGCGGCGACGTGCCGCGCTGCTGATTGAGACGGCTGGTCAGCGTGGTCTCGATGCCGCGCAGAATCTCGGCCTGTTCGTCCTGGCGGTTGGTGAGCTTGGCCAGGGCTTCGGTCCATTTCTCGGCCTGTTCGGTCATTGGGGTTTCCTCCTGATTGTTGTTGCGATGGTTGGTGAGTTTCGCGTTTTCATAGGCCGGCCAGCTCACGAGGCTGGTCTCCAAGAGCCGGACCTTCCTGCGATGGGTCACGCCGTCCTTGTCCTTCCGGTCCTCGATGGGAACGAAGCCCACACTGAGCGAATCAAGGGCCCCCTCGTCCAGCAGGGCCACGGCGTCGCGCCCCTGCTGGGTGTCCGCGATGCGCGCGGTGATGTGCAGGCCGTCCTCGCGGTTCTCGCCGGATGTGATGGAGCCGATAAGGGTGTCGTGCTGGTAGTAGAGCTTCGCGGAGTCGAGCCCCTCGAAGACGGTGTCGGGGTCGAAGGTCTCGCGTTCGCCCCACACGTCGATGACGTCGCCGAACGGCACGGCCACGCCCTCGATGGTGCGCCCGTCACCGTCGTCCTCGGAGCGGGCGAGCATTCGCCCCTTGAATCCGATTTCATGCTTCATCGGTGTTTGTTCCTTCCTGTGAGCCTCCGAGCGGGGGCATGTTCTCCCTTGAGCGGGCTTCGTCCACGGTCATCACGCCGGCCTCGATAGCGATCTTGTAGGTCTCCATGCGGGTTTTCGTGTCCGAACGGCGGAACGAGTCCCAGCCGAAATCGATGGTCTGGCCGCGTGGTATCACCATGCTCAGCGCGTCCTTCATCGGCTGCACGTAGGCGTTGAGGGTGAAGTCAGCGAACTGGCTCCATTCCTGTTCCACGTTGCTGTAGGTCAGGCTCGAACCGGATTCGGCGAGCATGAGCTTGGGCGGGATGCCGAACAGTCGGGAAAGCAGGGTGGTGTCGAATTTCTGGGTTTCCAGATACTGCATGTCGGACGGGCTGAGCAGCAACGGCGTGTAGGTCATGCCCCCGCCGATGACCTTGACGCCCTTCATGTTCTTCTCGAACCGTTGCTTGGTGTTGGTGGCGATTTCGTCGTTGATCATCTTGTCCGTGGAGAGGATGCCGGACGGCTGGGCGGGTTCGTCGAACCACATGGCCTTCGCATCCCTCGCGTCCATGGCACCGTTGATTTCCGCACGGCCGGCCTCCACGGGTCCCAGTCCATGCAGTCTGCCGGGAATGCTCACGAACGGCAGGTGAAGGATATCTTCATCGCGGTAGACGTTGCCCATGTACCCGTATTGCTTCCACGGGTTCGCGGGGTCGCCGCTCAGGTCCGTGATGCTCACCAACGAGGCGGGCAGCACGCGCAGACCTTTCACGGTGCCGTCCAGGCCTCTCAATTTCAGCCAGAACGCCTCGCCCCGCACCACCATGTCGCCCACGGTCAGACGGACGAACTCGCTGCGATGACGGTTGGGGTCGGGGCGGGAGATTATCGGCAGTTGGGGCACGATCTCCACGCCATCGCGCAACTGACGAAGGGGCAGCCCCGCGATGCTGGTCTCCAGAATCTGGACGGCGCGAAACACGGTGCTGTAGTGCAGCACGTCGCGGTCGGCCGGGGTACGGGCCGGCGGGGTCGTCAGCGGGCCTTCCGGTCCGGTGGCCGCGCGGTAGGCCGGTGCCATCCGGTTGAGCAGGCGTTCCACGAGATTCATGGCCCCAACCATGCACCGGCGCGGCCGGTTCTGTCCATGACGATGCGGCATCCAGCGGCATTGGGCGGCATCCAGCGGCATGTCGTCAGAAGACCTGGATATCGTCGGCCTCCCATTCGGGCAGGTGCATGTATCCCCAGTAGGCCATCGTCATGGCCTCCAACGCGCTCACGTCGCCGGCCGAACGGTTCCACAGCCATGCGTCGCCGCTCTTGCGTTTCGTGGCCCTGCACACCTGCTCGTCGGCCAGCCTGTCCGAGGCGTGCGTGAGATTATGTTGCTCCAACGCGCTTACGAACGATTGCGGGGCCGTCACCGCATCTGCCGCCCTCATGTCCGACAGCCGGTAGACGCGCTCGAACGTGTGCGGGTCATGGGCATTGGCGAGCACATCGGCCAAGGCGGCGGAGGGGCCGCGCGGGTCGATGCATACCGGTGCCCTGTAGTCGTTTTGGAGGGCCAGCAGTCTCGCGGGCGATTCGCCGGTGCCCGGCAGGTCGTCAACGATCTGCACGAGCGGCGGCAGTCCCCCGCCAACGCCGATGCAGGCGGCTATCACCGTGTGGGTCGCGTCCAGGGGCACGCCCACGCCGAAGCACACGCGCATCCCATGCTCCGGCGTGACCGGCTCGTCCATGGTGTCGGCCCACAGCAGGGAGTCGATGGCCCTGTCTGTGCTGCCGGCGTCGCGGATGTTGCCGAACGCCCTCGCCCAACCCTCCGCGTCGTCGTCGAACTGACGGCGGAACCCGGCCAATTGGTCGAAATCGAACAAATAACCGGCCCCCGGGTGATATCGCCATATGGTTTCGAGATCCTCCGGGTCGGCATCGAACGGTATGCCGAAATCAAAGAACGCGGTACGGTCGGGGATATCGCCGGCCCTCAGCCTGTCCAGGCGGTCGTTGAAATACTCGCTGCTGGCGTTGCCCTCCGTGCTCGTCCACCATATCTGCGGTCTCACGCCGGTGAGCTTCAGGCGCGTGGTGGTCGTGGGGATGAAACCGTCCTTGAGGTTCTTCGCCTGTTGTTTTGACAGGCTCCATACCTCGTCCACGTTGATCAGGTCGCCCTGCACGCCGTGGCCGGCCGCCTCGGTCGCGCCGCCCGGCCTCAGCTGGCTGCCGTTCTTGAACTCCAAGGCCATGCTGCCGTTGCTCAGGCGGGGTGGTTTGGCGAGTTTCCGCAGTCTCGATTTGCGCCATGATTTGACGAAATCGCGAAACTGGTCGTTGGCGTCCTTGCCGGTCTGGGCGAGATACCAGGTCTTGCGGTCCGGCCCCCACAACGAGTTGCGCACGTCGTAGCTTTTGGTGATGGTGGTCTTGCCCGCCTGTCGTTGGACGGTGAGCACGAGTTCGTCGTACCAGTAGGTGCCGGTGGACGGGTCGATCTCGCTGATGACATCGATGACCTGGCGTTGCCACGGGATGAGTGGCTTGCCCAGCAGTTCGCTGAACCTGGCCACGAGAGCGCCGTCGGTGGCGCGTTCCTGGTTACGCGCGGTCGCGTGGCGCGGTTGCAAGGATGGCGGCTGGTCGTGGTTCATCGCGCCGCCTTGCCCAGCAGTTCGGTGATTTCGGGGTCGTCGTCCATCGTGTCGTACATGCCCTCGAGCTGTTGGATATAGCCCAGAAGACTGGTCATGTTGCGGCTTATCTCGCGGCCGCGCGCGTTCTGCACGTCGATGTTGCGGGCGATGCTCAGCATCGATGAATAGATGAAGTCGGCCATCGGGTTCTCGGCCTTGCCGTCCCGGTACTCCTTGATGAACTCCCGTGTGGCCTTTTCCTGCGGTCCTTCGATCAGTCCCGCGTTCTCCAAGCCCTCGAAACCTGTCATGAGAAATTGCTCCAATCACAGTAATGGTGTATATTCCCTGTTCGAAGCATTTTCATAGCCTGATTTTGGGGTGCCGTCCCTATTTTCGGGCTTTTTTTATTGTTTTGTGGGGAACCAAAAACGGTGGGCGCGGGGTGTTCCTTCGCTTCGCTTCTCAAAAAAACGACGGTCACCATGCCGGCCGCGCCGGTTGCGAGCCGATCGGGCCGGCATCGGGTCCGTTGGCGAGCCCGAGGGCCGCGAGCCTTGACCTGCGAGCCTTGAGCCTCGCATCGATGCCGGTCTGAGTGATGCCCTGCCGGTACCACTGGAGCACGCCGGCCTGCAACCGTTTACCAACGTCCATGCCTCGCGCCCTGAGCCTGTCCATCACCTCCTGCTTGCCGGGGTCGCAGACCGTGATGTCATAGTCCAGGGCGATCCACTCGTCCAGCAGCCGAGGGCTTCGCGGCGTGAAGGGCAGGGTCTTCACCAGCCACAGCTCCACCGGTTCCGTGACACGCACCATGTGCCGGTAGGCCCCGTACCATGCCCCCGATGCCATACGCCTCACCCATTCCACGGTGACGTGCTCGGCGTCCGAGCCCGGCATCATGGCCTTGGCCAGTGCGTCGAAGTCCAGCACCACGGCCCCCGGTTGCCGGTGCATGTCAACATACGTTGACTTACCGCCAGCCGGAGGGCCGATGACCGCGTGGATAAGCGCGCCATACCCGTTAAGCGTCCGGTCGCCCCGAAGCGAGTTGCAGTGCTTGCACGCGCGGCGAAGGTTCGCCGGCACGGTGGGCCCGCCCGCGATATGCGGCACGATGTGGTCCGTGGTGTCGCTGTGGTTCGTGCAGCCGGGCATCCCCAGCCAGCAGTCGTTGCCCCACCGCTCGATGACCTCGGCCGAGACGGCTGGCGGCACACGTTGCCTATCCCTTCTGCCCGGCATGGCGCCACCTTTCCACCTCGGCGCTCTCGTACCGGACCAGCCTCGTGCCCGGCCAGCGCGTCCAACGCGGCCCCTTGCCCACTTCCTGCCGCCACTTGCGCACCGTATCCGGCTTCACATGCAACAGTTCGGCCACCTCGGCCGTCGTCAAATACCCCATCATCCCTCCTAGAGCAAACTCATGCGAGACTGCATCTGCACGGTCGGCTGAGCCGCCTCGGCCCTGCGCCTGAATACGCTTACCTGCCCCTGCGCCCACAAATCGAACTGGCGTGCGTCCAACGTCCACGCGCCGCCCAGACGACGCACTCCCATGGCCGGCCAGTCGCCGCCCAATGCGGCCAGTTCTATGTCGTTGCGCAGGTGCAGGACCTTCAACACGCGCATCGAATCGGGCAACCCCGTATGCTGTTCGTCGGCAAGGGCGTTGATGGACAGCCTGAAGCCCTCCAGCAGTTCGGCCGCGTCATGCGGAGCAGACCAAGGGCTCAACGCCTCGGCAAGGCTCGGATTCGTTCGCGCCATCAGTCCACCACCCGAGCCCACGAGACCCTAAGACATCTCGTATGCCGTCTTCTGCTTGAA